TCTGAAATCTTGGCTGAGATCAACCGCGAAATCATCCGTACAATCAACGTATCTGCGAAGAAGGGTGCTCTTACTGACACCACAACTCCTGGTTTCTTTGATCTGGACACTGATTCTAACGGTCGCTGGTCTGTTGAGAAGTTCAAAGGCTTGATGTTCCAAATCGAGCGTGATGCTAACCAAATTGCCAAAGACACTCGTCGCGGTAAAGGTAACGTCTTGATCTGTTCTTCTGACGTAGCTTCTGCTTTGCAAATGGCTGGTGTATTGGATTACACTCCTGCTCTGAATTCTAACAACCTTCAAGTAGATGACACAGGCAATACTTTTGCTGGTGTATTGAATGGTCGTTACAGAGTATACATTGATCCATATACAACTGGTAACTACTACACATTGGGTTATAAAGGTTCTAGCGCATTTGACGCTGGCCTGTTCTATTGCCCATATGTTCCACTTCAGATGGTTCGCGCGGTTGGTGAGAACACCTTCCAGCCGAAAATTGGCTTCAAGACTCGTTACGGTGTTGTTGCTAATCCATTCGCTAATGGAGCTACTGCTGGCCTGGGTGCTATCACCGAAGACAGCAACGTCTACTATCGCAGAGTAGTCGTACAAAACATCATGTAATAATAATAAAAATAGATGTTTTAGAGAGGGGCCTTGTGCCCCTCTTTTTTTGTTTAGCTAAATATACGTATGATAAATTTAACAGCAGAAAATACAAACTTAAACTTCTTATCGCCGCTGAAGTTCGCCTTCACTATTAAGAAGCTCCCACAAGTTAACTTCTATGTACAATCTCTTGTACTGCCGTCTATTACTGTTCAGCCGAACATGCAACCTACTCCTTTTGTTAAGCTACCTATACCTGGTGATCATATCGACTATGGTGAGGTGCAGATAACATTTAAAGTAGATGAAGACATGTCTAACTATCTTGAGATATTTAACTGGCTAACTGCAATCGGCTTTCCTGAGAACTTTGGACAATATAAAGCACTTGCTGATAAAGACGCTAGACAGAACGTTGGCGGTACAGATGGTATTATGACTGATGGTACTATCATTATCTACAATAGTGCATCTAATGTCAATATGCAGGTTAAGTTAATTAATATGTTCCCTACTGGTCTCATGGATCTTCTATTTGATCTTAAGCAAGTAGATGTTGATTACATTGAAGCAACGGCTACATTTGCTTTTGAGAGAATGCAGATTACTAGAATTTAGTAGTTGCCTTCTTACCGTTTTAAGTATATAATGATACTTGTATACTAGTGACGAGGTTATTATGACGCTTGATGAAATATTAGACTTATGGCATGTTGACTCTCAGCTCGATAGAACAGAGCTCGGTGAAGAGGCATTAAAAATCCCCCAACTACATTCTAAATATTATAAGCTATTTGCTACAGAGAGACTCAAACTGCGAAAGCTTCAAGCTGAACATAAAGAGCTATCTAAGGCTAAGAGTGAGTACTATAATGGTACAATTGATTATGATGAGATGAGAGACAGAGGTTGGAGTCCCAATCCTCTAAAAATCCTTAAACAAGATATTCCACAATACGTTGACGCTGATAAAGATATGATCAATCTGAATCTTAAGATTGCTTATCATCAAGAGATAGTTGACTTCCTTGATAATGCAATTAGATCTCTAAACGCTAGAGGATTTAATATATCAGCTGCTATTAAGTGGGAGCAATTTAAAGTCGGTATCTAATGGAAAAGATTGTAGTTGAGAAATATGACGATGTTTACATAAAAATATTTTGTGAGCCTGGTACGAGGTATGAGTTGCAAGACTACTTTACCTTTACTGTACCAGGTGCACGCTTCATGCCACAGGTACGTAATAAGTATTGGGATGGTAAGATTCGTTTATATAATGTCGCTACTCAACTATTGTATGCAGGTCTTGTTCCTTATGTTCGTAAGTTTGCTTATGATAGAGGTTATGAGGTTGAAGTAGATAGTGATCTATATGATGAGTCATTCTCTCTTAAAGAAGCTACTGACTTTAGTGAGATAGTATTAAAGGGTACAAAGTTTGAGGCAAGGGATTATCAGTTAGAAGCTTTTGCGCATGCGATGCGTACAAAAAGAGCTCTACTACTATCACCAACTGCATCAGGCAAGTCGCTTATTATTTACTTAATAACAAGAGCGATGTTAGCTAAATCTAATAAGATTCTCGTTATCGTACCTACTACATCTCTTGTCGGTCAGATGAAAGGTGATTTTATTGATTACGGTTTCAAAGATGATATTCGTATCATTATGGGTAATCAAGATAAGTCATGGCGCAACTCTATTGATGAGCGCATTGTTATATCGACATGGCAATCTATCTACAAGATGCCTAAGCCGTGGTTTAATCAGTTCGGCGCGGTAATGGGCGACGAGGCTCACAACTTTAAGTCTAAGTCATTGACAACCATTATGACTAAATTAGAGACGTGTGAGTATAAATTTGGTTTCACTGGTACCTTAGATGGTACTGTAACACATAAGCTTGTACTAGAAGGCTTATTTGGTGCTGTTAAGAAAGTAACTACAACAGAGAAACTAATGAAGTCAGGCTCACTGGCTGAACTAACAATTAAGTGTCTTGTACTTGGACATCCTGTCGGTGCTAGAGACTTACTCAAAAAAGCTAACTACAGGGATGAGTTAGATTACATTGTAACAAATAAAGCTCGCAATAAGTTTATTGAGAACTTAGCACTATCATTAAAGGGTAATACACTAATACTGTTCCAATTTGTTGAAAAGCATGGTAAAGTATTATATAATGATATACTAGAGCAAGTAGAGAAAGAAGTGTTCGATAGAAAAGTATTCTTCGTGCACGGAGCAACAGATGCAGATTCAAGAGAAGAAATTAGAGCAATCACTGAGCAAGAAGAAAATGCTGTTATTGTCGCGAGCTATGGTACTTTTAGTACTGGTGTTAATATTAAGCGCTTGCACAACGTCATCTTCTCTTCCCCCACTAAATCCAGAATCAGAACCCTCCAGTCAATCGGGAGAGGCCTCAGGACCGGAGAAGGCAAGCAACAGGCTACGCTCTTTGATATTGCAGATGATCTTACGTGGAAAACTAGAAAGAACTATACCCTTACACATTTCGGAGAAAGAGTAAAATACTATAATGACGAAAAATTTGAATACAAAATCTATCAGGTTAAGTTAAGTGATTAGTTTTATTAAGCTCATCGACGGGCAAGTTCTAGTTGGTAACTGTACGGTTGAAACAGAATATGAGCTCACAATAACAAACGCAGTTGTTGTAGGTATTGATTATCGCAAAGGTCAAGTTGAGCAGAAGTATTACTTTAAAGGCATGTACTGTCCGTTTATTGCGAGCGATGCCATTGATACTGTATTAGAGAAGAGAAATATCATTTCTTTTCACGATGGGCTTGACTCTCACCTTGAAAGCCAATATAATAAGTATATTGAGGATTGGTTCAGAGCTAGGACTGATTTTAATGAGTTAAACGTAGAAGAGGTTGAAAAGGTATTAGAAGAGACATTGGATCAGATAAAAGCTATGAATGATCTAACTGCTAATACTATAATACATTAATATGACAGCACCTAAAAGAAAACATTACGTTGATAATAAGCAGCTATATGCTACGTTAGTAGAGTATAGAGAGAAGAGACTAGCAGCTGAGGCAGACGGTTCACCTCGGCCACCTATCCCTAACTATATTGGTGAATGCTTATTGCAAATTGCAACTAGACTATCATACAAGCCTAACTTCGCGAACTATATGTTTAGGGAAGAGATGATTGGTGATGGTATTGAGAACTGTATTAACTATCTTAATAACTTTAATCCAGAAAAATCAAAGAACCCGTTTGCTTACTTTACGCAAATTATTTACTATGCATTTTTAAGACGGATTGATAGAGAGAAAAGACAACTATACGTCAAGCATAAAGCGCTTGAGAATAGCATGGTGATGCATGAACTGGCTGATCAAGGCTATGCTGAGTCAGGTGATGGTACTCCTATTACTATTAATATTGATACTGACTATATGAAAGACTTTGTAACTAATTTTGAAGATAAAGTTGAAGCTAGAAAGCAGAAGCGTATCAACAAAAAGAAAGGTCTTGAAAACTTTTTTGATGATGAGGATGAAGACGTAGATGAAGATAGCACTAGTAACTGATATTCACTTCGGCGCGAGAAATGATAATCAAAAAATAGCAGACTTTCAAGAAC